CTTCTTTTTCTAGTATTTGATTCAATACATCATCGCGGATAATAAGAACAATATCATTGTCTGTAGTATGTTTGTCAACTACACGAGGATTATTAGACCACTTTAGTACTTGTAATAATGCACGTCCCCATGCACTATAACGACCAATACGATCAAAGTCAACAACAGAACCTTCTGTTAATGAATTTGCTTTTGCGTGTTTTACAATTTCTCTTGTGACTGGATCCATTGCAATTGTAATACAATTGGCCAGATTAGTAATTTTACTTTCAATTACATATTCGTCATTAACACCAATAACCACGCTATCATTGATCTGTGGTTTTTGTGCATTATAAATGTAATCTTTTAAGGATTTCATTGATTCTTATCAAATAACTTACGATTGCCTAACGATCCAAATGGCTGTTCATAAATGCTCATAACAACTGCTTGATTGTCGTATTTGGCTTTTAATTGATCAGCAAAACGTTGTGCTTGTTTTTGTATATCTTCGTCGTCTTTGGCGTACATATACATTTCAACACTTACCAGATAGCGTTTTTCATCAATGGCTTCTGTAATAGTGTCTATAGCATTGACTGCTTTTGTTAGTGCTGGTGAATAACCGCCGCTGCGAATATCATCTAACCATTCTTCATAAGGCATGTCATAATCATTTTCTTTGTATACACGAACAAGATATGCTTGTGCTTCGCGCTTACTGCTATAACCCTCTACAACATTATATGGGTTCTCAGTTAGCATATAGTCTCTGGAAATAATGTCCTGATATCTTTTAAGAATGTCTGCTTCAGTCATGTTTACACCTTTTTATATAGATCCCAAAGTCCACGCATTAGGTTTTCTTCGATAACAGCCATAGGATTATCACCAGGATATTCGCGTCTAAACTGTTTCTTTTCTCTGTTTAGTCCTCCCTGGATTTTTAACAGGGTATCTGTGCTGGAATAATCATTTGCATCGTTGGGAGTATTAGCATACTCTTCTTCGACTTGTTCGCCCACATCTGCACCGCATGGTGTTGTTGCCATCAATCTGGCTTCCTGCTCTTTGTATGGCAATCCAGCTGCTTTTAGAATGGCAACCAGTGTGTGTGCATCTTCATCAGTTGCAGTAACATTAACTGTATCTGATTGATCTGTACCAGCAGTAGTATTAATGGTTAATGACTCATTAAGAGCGGTGTTATATTTTTCTTCATATTCGTTCATGGTACTTTCCTTGGGTTTTTCCATGCTTAAAACATTATAGTCTGCATACAGAGCATTGCGAGCGGCTCGCAATCCTTCTGGTGTCTTTTCAAAACTCTGAACTATTTCACCATCAGCGTTTTTTAAGTGGTGGCCATTGGCATCAGAAAACACAATGGCTGCCTCATTCATATCTTCGTTTTTAGTTTCTTTTTTTATAGTTCTGCCGTGTTGTCTCGCAACATCTTCGGGCGATGGTATAACAAACATCAGATCTTCTAACATCTGTGCTAGTAATTCTTCCTCGGCGACCCAATAATCGCGGTAGTTGGGTGCTTCTATAACCTCACCCCCAGTGACTTCCTTTTTTTCTAAGGCTTCCACATATGTTTCAGCAACAGCCTGTGCAACATGTTTAACAATTTCAATTATTTCTCCACCATCATACTGATTGTACCATTTTCTAGATTTAGGATTTTCATTAATTGCATCCAGAAGTTGCATGTACAATACTCTCCATTTTTCTGTACCGCGAATGTTAGCTAATCGTCCGTGCTTTAATTTCATGTTTCTGAGAGCTAGATGTCCAGCTGCTTCATAATACCAATCAGAAGCCTCTTTTGTTGCTGGAACCCACACTAGATTATCACAATCTGGTTTCCAATGATTTGAACCTTCTGGCACAGGAGTGTCCATGTATTTGCGGATAGGATCATACTTATGATCATCGATCGGCAACGGCACTTGGTCCATGCGACGTTTGCAATACTCGTCTGGAGCCTCCATTACTCGTTTGATATTTTCCATGATGTTATATAAATCCATTGCGATTAACTTCCTACTGGGCTTTTTGTGCCCTGTGGTAAATCACTTGTGGTTTGCGCTTTTGGAGTTTTTGGAGCATCAAAATCATATTCACGTGTTTCCATTTCAGATGCACGTTGCTCGCCAGGTTTAGCATATTCTTCACCAGCTGCTTTTTGTTCTGCTGTGGTTTCAGGGAGGCTTGCATCATCTAGTAATGCGCCTTCGTGTTCTTTTAATTCAGCCTCAATATCGATACTATCTGCAAACGTGTTGCTCATGATTTTAACCCGATTGGGGCTAATACCCAGTGGTTGCATTAGTTCTTGTAGCTGTAATGAACTTGCTGGATAATCAAAAGTAACGTCCATGATGTTTACTGATTCGTTTTCCAAATCTGGAAAGTCATATGGACATTTCATAACTGGTGTTTTTTTGATATCACTCATGTTAGTCATATCAAACTTTGCAAAAAGTTTTTTAAGTGAATCCACATGTTCTTTGGGCAGATCACCTGCGATTTTAATACGATAAGTGTAGGATTTTTTTGATTCTGTTAAAAATTCTGTTAGCGAGCGCATTTACTTAACTCCTGAGTTAAGTATATTTATGCGTCATTGTTCTTATTTGGATTCAATAGTTTGTCTAACAATTCATTGCGATCAAGAATGTGCCCGGTTGCTGTTTCGCCACTTTCGCTGTCGCCTCTGTCCGCATCAAGTTTTGCCTTCTTTAGCTGCAAATCAATCATTTTAAGTTTCTTATTCATCTTAGCAGTTTTAGCTGTAATTGCATGCCCAAGTAACGAACTTGCAACTGAAAAAATTTCTGAACTAAAGCGTGCTTCAACATTCATACCCAAATCAACTAAGTCTTGATATGTTTTCATTGCGGTTTCGGCAAGTTGATCCATTTCTTTATCGGATGCTTCGAGATTTTTAACAGCAGGTAACGCCGCATCAATCTTTTCTAAATTGCTGTAGCCTTCGTAGGTTTGCGGGACACCAAATGATTCTTCAGGTTCATCAACACTGTCTACTTCTTCATTAGCAGACGCTGGTGGCAAATCAAAAAGTTCTTCAAGTTTACGAGTCATGAAAATATTTAGCGGTGGAAAATCTGGTCTTCAGTAATTACACGAAAAATCAACTTATTTCGTTTGCACCAGGCCCGTGCGGCTTCCCATTTGGCATGATTTACTGCTACCACAGCACGTTGATTGGTATTTTGTTTTTCAGTTATCATGGACTGTGCTTTGGGTTTGATTTCAATCAGTTCAGCTACTTGTTTGTTGTTTTTTGTTCGATATAGAACAAAAAAGTCCGGAACATACTGCGTGGCTTTTCCCGTCAGTGGATTGCGATATGGAATGCTGATGGCTTCACTTGCCCATTGTAAAATGTGTTCATTATTATCACAAAAATGCATGAATGAAAGTTCCCAGCTACTACGATAACGAGGTTTGCCTTTGCCTACATATTTGTTAGCATTACGAACTTCATAAACTCCTTGTGAGAATTTAGTTCGTGCCATGTTAGCTCACTACATTGCGTGCTGCATAAAAATTGGGTGTTATTATTTGACCAACACCCAGCAATGTTGAATTTGAACGAACCTGATTCAGATAATATGTCATGGTTAAACTTAGTTGAACTGCGTCCTGTCCTTTGAGATTTTCCAAATAGGTTAGCGCACTAATGCCAGTATCTTTTGACAATTTAAAAATACTGGCTGTGAAGTTTTTAGCTACTTCTTCATCTTCATTCATGACTTTTTTAAAATATGAATATACTATGTCATATTCCTGCGTGGATATCACAAGTTCCACATCATAGTATTTGTCATAAATCTTGGTTTGTTGTGATGATTTTTGTACGTTAACACTTGCCATAATAGTTTTATCTCGGTGAAGTTATCGGTGGAAGATTTCTTGGACCTCCAATGCCCAAATCTTCATCTGAGAAATAATTTTCAGGAAGCCAGTTGGCGGTAGTTCCGTTACTTTGAACATCCGTTGGTATATTATAAGTTTGTAAAGTGCGTGTGTTTACTGGTTGTGCAGTTAGATTTGGATTTTTCCAATTTGTTGCACTAGTAAACCCACCATTGCTTTGTGTGGTAGAACTGCCCAGTGGTGTTGTTCCAGTTAAGCTGGTATCTGGTTTAGAAAAAATAAAATTTGACACACTGTTCTGTACTGTTTGATTTTGTGCTAATATTGTACCTTGTGTTACAATCTGCTGTACGCCCTCTTCGGCTAATATACTTCCCAGATCAGCATTTTTAAATGTTTCATATGACCTTCCAGCAGTTAAAATAGCACCCAGTGGATTTCCATTTTGTAAATCAGAAATAACACTAGAGCCTGCATCAAGTAGACCACCCTGACCAAAAATACTCGTCGTGCTCCCGCCCTGACTCAGTTTGCTTGGACTGCTATCATAGTTTGCATCATCACCCCAGCCGCGAACTTCACTATCACCAGGTGTCCCAATTTTTCCACGACGATATTTAACTGTTTCATATTGTAGTGTCATTCGGTTGGTCATGGTCCCACCACCATCTGCGTAATCAAATGTATCGTGATTCCAATCAGTGATAATTGGATTAATCAGAGTATATTCCACAAAATTGCCTCTGTTTAATCCGTAGATTCTGATATCCCTGAAGAAGTTGGGTTTATATCCGCCAGTTTCACTTTCAGCATTGTAACCCCAATCATGTATACTGCGCAAATCGTCATAGATGTCTCTGCGATTAAAATCAAATGGTCCGTTGCTCAGGTTACCAGTACTGTTTCCTGTGCTGATACCGTCATAGCTGTGTCTAGCATCTGAAAAGTAATAGGTATAATAGTTATACCACATGCTGCGAATTAAATCACTACCATCATCATGAAACGAAATAGAGACTGGTCTGTAGTTTATTTTTTGTTGCACATACCGCTTTCGATTATACTGATTTAAGGTGTCAACTTCCATGGAATAAGACGGAAGTTCGGCGGTTTTAACCATCATTCCCAATTGACTGAGATCTTTGGCAGATCCCATGGTATTCCTTAAACCAGATATTTGAGCAGTGTTTAAATTAAAATAAACATGATAAAGAAATTTGGATTGTGGCGCAAGAGAATAGCCGTCCGACAAGAACGTTTTACTTGCATGTTTGTAATCTTTGACTGTGTCGGTACCGAACAGCCCTTGGTATAGTCCTTTGGTGAATCCACCAAAGATACTGCTCAGTTGACTACCAAATGACATGGTTTATTAGCCGGTTACTACTGTGCCCAGTGTACGTCCTACATTAACACCTAACCCGGTTTCTAGCGGAGTTTGTAGTGCATTGTCAAAGCGAATGTTTAATCCCATAGTAACAGGAGCACTTTCGCTATATGCTAAGTCGTTGTAGTTAACGCTGGTTAGGTAGCAACCATATAGTTCCCAAGTCTCTAGTACAGTTGGTTCATTTGCGCCATTGCCGCCGTCTAAGATTTCGCAACGTGTAATAAACTTGTAGTCAATACCAGAACTTGCTGAACTCATTTCCATGAAATCAAATTGTTTCTGTAGTTGTTCGCCTACTAATTTTTGCACATTGCCACCTGCATCGTCACGTAGGTTAACTGTAGTATCTTCCCAGGTGTGTCTGCCTGCTAGGCGCACTCTTGAGTTATAAATGTCAATGGTCATATCATCAAACGATACACTTGGACGAGCAAAGTCAATTACTTGTTTTGTTAATTCTGTGCGTGGTGTTGATACACCAAAGTTTTCAAAAATAATGCGAAAGCGATATTTTAGCTTTGGCATTAATAGACCTTGAGTTGAGCTTGACTGATCGCTCGATAAAGGTACTGTCATTCTAGTTAATGATGAAACCGCCATTATTGTTTCTCCTAATTAAAGTATATGCTATTATTTATGCAAACCACCCAAACAAAAAAAAGGGGCCATTTACGGCCCCTTTAAATTATAATACAACTTTTATTATATTATAAACCTGCTGAAATTTCACCAGTATTCTTAATGCGTACTGGAATGTACACAAATTCCACAGCCTTAACTGGCTCAATCGCAATATCTACGTACAGTTCATTACGATCAATTCGTGCTGCTGTGTTATTTGATTCATCACACACAACTAGATAATCGTAGATACCACGTTTTGCGATTAGATCGTTCATTAAGCCTTCGATCTGATTCTTAATTTCGTCACGTGTGATTTTATCATTTGGTTCGAAGATGTATCCCTTGCCAATTGATTCGACCTGTTGACGCACAAACGCTACTAATCGTGCCACGTTAATGCGATCCAGTGCTGTTCCGCTTTGTGTGGTCTTGTTACCATAGTTAACCAATCCTGATCCAGGAATAAAGGTTAATGGATTAACATTGTTTTCGTAAAGCGTATCACGAACACTGTTGCGGTTGGCAATCTGTACAAATGCACCTGTTTGTGCATTAACATATCCCAGTGCATTCACGTTATCAATTGTTCCGCGACGTACACCAGCTGGTGCTAACCACGGATAACCAATTTCGTCATTCCGCACAATTGTGCGGATCATCATGTGACTTGCAGGTACTACAACTGTGTTACCACTAAGATCATTTGTTTGTCCGCTTGGGTAGAATACACCCAGATATGGATCATTATTCGCTAACCCATCAGCAGTACTAACACCTTCACCACTGTTATTAGTTGCCCAACGAATCAAACTGCTTCCGCTATCATCTAAACGAAGTGGAGTATCACCAATAACAAATGCAGTGTTGTTTCTGTCATTGTTTAGTGCCACCATGTTTGAAATCAGCTCAGGATATCCTGGTGCAGCAATCAGATTGAAAGCTCTTTGTTCTTCACGGATCTCAGTATTTGCGTCGATTCCACTTCTCATTGCTTCAATAATAATGCTACGTTGTGCTTGACGTCCCATGTACGGACTGCCATCATTTTTGTTTCCACTTGCGGTTACCCAGGCATCCTTGACAGTTGGCAACGCATCGTTTGGAAAATCAGTTGAATTGAAGTAGTTGGATCTAAATGCCTTAACAGTATATCCTGAACGGCGAGTATTAAACAATAGTGTTCCATCTGGGTACAATGCTGCGCTTGGGCAATCAATGTCAACATAATTACTAGATAGTAGTGTTGCAGCAATATCTGGAATGCTATCAGTCACAGGATCAGTTGATCCATTTGCTGCCCAGCGTGCATCTGCAAATACAACGCCATTGCTGGTGGTTTGATCTGTGTTGTCAATTAATACCCATTGATCTAATCCATCAACATTTTCCCAACGTTTAATTAACGGATAATTTTCTAGATCTGATGTGTCAATCCACAAATCACCATATTCAAGTGCTGCACCACCACTGGCTGTGCTTTGTGTAGTCGGTGCTGATGCACTAACTTGTGGTCCGTAACTATCGGTATTAGATAAATCAAACCCACGAACATCGTTGGTTACATTTAAATAACCCTTCCAGGAACCATCATCGTTGATCATGATGTCCACTTGGTCAATGGCGCTATAGTACCAGTAAGTACCGTCTGTTGGATCCTGACCTGGCGCTGTGCTATTAGCAGAATATCCTGTGCCATCTGGGTTTTCCATGGGCACCCAATTGCTCAATACCAATCCTACATTAGTACCATCTTCATACAGAACACGGACACCGTCAACACTGGTTGTAATACCAGCATCAGCAACAGGTGTTCCTGATTCTTCCCACAGATGAATTACACCACCCTGTGTATGAGAAATTCTAACTGCACCCGAAGTTAAAACTGTTGCAGTTACATTAGCGACATTTGCTGCTAGTACTGCCGCAACAAAGTCAGATGCAGTAGTTCCACCGAGTGTTGCTAACACAGGAGTACTCATGCTAGTGCTACCTGCAACACTTGCACTAATACTAAATGTTTCACCATTAGTAAATGTCGGGCTAGTGCTGCTACCAGTAACAACTGTGTTACCGCTTGCTTGACGCTGATAAATTTTAACCAGCGCACTGTTATTGTTTGTTACATCGTATTCTGCATACGTGCTGTTTGCAGAGATGTTTGTGCCGCCGCCACTAGTATCTAATGCATAGTTTGCAGCAGCATCGTTTGCATATAATGGTACACTTTGGCTTACAAAAGTACCAACTGTAGAATTATATCTCTTAACACTTAAATTTGCACCGCTGTTAACATTTGTGGTTTTTGCCCAAACACTTCCAGTAGGTCTAGGAGTAGTATCTGAACTTCTCCAACGTGGAATTACTGCATGTGTGCTATACTGTAATGCTGGTGCATTGTATGTACCGACAGTGATACCACAATCTGCAAATGGTGTTCCTGATGTATCAGCTAATACTACACTGTGATCTTCAGAGCTATCACTTTCTGTACCAGTTACATATAAATCTGCTACGTAAATTACAAGTTTGTTGCTAACTACTGCGGCAGTGATACCAGAAATACCGGCACTGTTAATGTCACTTGCAAAACTTGACACAGTTGTGCCACTTAGGGTAACTGTGGTTCCGTTAAGTGTAACTGTTTCGCCTGCTACGAGTGATGGTGAAGCTGTTGATCCACTGACTGCTGGAACACTGTTTTTCCAATCATCACTGCCAACCAATACCCAGTTATTACTAATATTCTTGTAATATACTGGATTGTTTATGTTAGTAGATACTACTGCATACGAACCCACTGTGCCGATGCTAGAATTAGGAACACCAGCAGTAAGATCAGATGTATTAGTGATCACAATTGGAGTTTTATTTGTAAAAGTGTTTGTAGTTGCATTCCATTCGAAAATGCCCCAGGTACTTTCTGTAGTGTCCAACCACCAGGTACCATTGGATGGTGCACCAGTTGGACGAGTTAAGCTAGCAGCCAATTCAGCTAGGTCAACATCAACACGCTGCACATATGCACGGTTGCTGACACCCAACACTGAGTATGCTGCTAATAATCCATATTCGTTTAGCTCATAACCATTGATTGGTGTACCGGCTGTAGTGTTATAAAAGAATGGATTACCAAAGGTGTTTACAAGCTCGCGTTGGCTTGAGATTAAATAAGTAGCGTTAGCGTTTGAAGCCAGTGTACCTGTAGCTACACCTGTTCCTGCTGCGTTAACCTTATTCTGTGCCGTAGCAATTAGAATAAATGGTACGCTGTTAGTAGCAGCTGAACGGTATGCGCTTTCATCGATAATTGAAACTTCCACGCCTGGAGAAATTAATGCCATTTTGTTTGTCCTCACAATAAATTGTTGTTATAACTATTTATTGAATACACTGTAAAAAGCATGTTTACCAAGGCTTTGCAAAGGCCTTGTGTTAAATAAACACATGAAAAGACCCATATGTTCAGTGTGCGAGAAGCAAGTTTGCGCTGTGAATTACTACAAAGACGGTGTGCCACACTATCGATCCAAGTGTGGATCCTGCCATCGCCAGGGAAAACGAAAAAAACCGTTTGTGCCCAGATGGAAACAGTCGGGATATAAGAAAAAATTAACCTGTGACTTGTGTGGTTTCAAGGCCAAGTATCCATCACAAACTGTGGTATTTCACATCAATGGTAATCTAAATGACGCAACGATTACCAATCTGAGATCAGTGTGTTTAAATTGTGTTGTGGAAATTGATAAAAATGATTCACCCTGGAAACAAGGGGATTTGATCAGAGACTTTTAATACCCAATTTTTTAAAGGTACGCTGTAATAGACCAATCTGTAGGATAACATCCTCAAATGCATGGTGGCTGTTTCCCAGACGTTCACGATCTGGATTCATTCGATAAACTGTTCTGGCATCCAGCACATTGTAATACTGCCAGGGTAATCGCATCCCATAACTCTTGAATGCATTTTCCAAAATAGTAACATCAAACGATATACCATTGGCCCAGGTAATATTTGATTTCCAGATTAAATCGCTGAGTTCCTGAAGGGCATCTTCTAGTGGAATACGATTCTGCTCACCAAATGCTTCTTCTTGTGCTGCTGGACTCTGATTTGCCCACCAGGCTACTGTGGAATCATCGATGCTACGATTGCTCTGACACTCAGTATCAATACGATAGTAGAGCGCATGCTGATCGTAAATTGTGTCTGAGAATGGATCAAAAGCACAGGCTGCAATTGTAAGAATCACAGAGTCAGGTGCACTGCCCAGAGTTTCAATATCCAGCATCAAATTCATTATTAGATTCCTCTAATTAAAATGGAATTATAGTAGATAATCGTGTATTTGTCAACGTTTGCGTGCTTTGTTTAGAGCACGAATAAGTCTGCTTGCTGTGTTAATACGTTTTGAACGCTCGCTTCTGCGAGCTTGTTGTTTGTAGGTTTGTGCTCTGGTGCGCTTCATTGTTGCACGCTTTGCTACATCAATTGGTTTATCACAATCTGCAACATTGGGCACGACACGACCTTTACGCTTACCAGAAGTGCAACGCCATTTTAGTTTTGCTTTACCGCCACGTGTTGTAGTTTTGGATCGACTCCACACCATTTCGTGTTCATTAAGTTCTTTTACACCAAACTTATATAATGCGCTGTCTATCATGTCAATGTCAGATAATGTTCTGACAGACGCAGTTAGTTGTAGTAGTTTATCCTTTAATTCTGGATTTTTAATTGTTTGTATACGCTTTATTAAGTCGCGCATACGAATCAATATATCTGGTTCGTCTCGTGGAATAAACTCGCCTGCTCGCATTATCCAATTACCCAGGTTAGAGGCTGCGAACCATCTACATAGTTACGCAAATCATCCAGTAGCGCAGCCTTTTCAGCAGCACCTTCTTGCTTCATTTGCGAACCGTTTAGTGCTGACCCGCCTTGTGGGCCTGCAATCGATGCAAATTTTTCACGTGCCTGACCAATGATCATTTTAGCACTAGCAGTTGTAAAGTCTTTGATCCACTGCGAAGTTTGATAGTCCTGCAACAGTGTTACTTCTGGCTTCGCATTGTAAACCCAAAGCAAGATTTCTTCGCCTGTGCCTTTTGGATCACGCACAACACGCAATTCTTTAGTAACTGCATTGAATGTATAGTTCATAAACCCACCAAACATACGCATAGCAAGTTCCACATACTGTGAATACATTTCAAAGGTAGCCAAGCCACCTGCATATGTGTAGTTTAATAGGTAGACATTGAGAGTAGCCTGACTAAATGGGTCAAAGCTAGTACTATAAGGGCCAGTAGCATCCCCCAGAGTACGTCTGAAAATTTGACGGACATGTGTTACTTCCTGTGGCAAGGTGTATGTGTCTACACCTTCTTGTAATGTTAAAAATACGTAACTTTCTTCGGTATGCGCCTGAGATCGTTGTCTGAAAACACCCAGTGCTTCTTGGTATGCTATTTCATAGTGTTCTGGGTCTAGTTCAATGTCAATGATGCCATCGCCTAGACGTAATCCCACATACTTAAAAAGATCTTGTTTCAGAGAATCTAAACTCATATTTCCTGTCCATCCTGTTATACACTATTTAGTGTACTTTCAGGATCACCAGGGTCTCTGCAAAGCGTCCGTTGAGTTTAGCTTCCACTGCCTTGATATCTGTGAAAAACTTGCGGCTATTTGGTTTACTGGCCTTCATTAATTCTTTAAGTTGTTCGGCTGGTTTGCGCAGTGTCTTCATGATACTCTGTGTTGGATCATAACCAATAACGGCATTGTTCTTCACATACAAACCGCCTGAATGTGGATCAGCAACATAGTATTGTAGCTTGCGGTTTTTGGTGTTGTACACAAACATTTCCTTGGCACCCAGAATCTTAACCGGCTTTTCAGACTTAATACCCAGTGCGGTATCTTCTTTCTGATATTTAAGTTTGGCAACCACTTTTTCTGGTGGTACCGGAGTCTTGCGTCGTGGTGCCTTAGCAACTTTCTTATACTGCACATAGCTCAGTGAATCTGCAATCACTTGCTCTGCAAACTTTACCAGATTGCGCAGTTCAATTTTGCCATAACCAGCGTAATATTCAGCAATTTCTTCGTCACCATCATGTGCTGCCTGAAATTCAGCCAGTTTTGCTTCCCAGATATCTGTGATAACCGAAATATGTTGTGGCAGAATGTTTGCTACCTTTAGCACACTGATTGCATCTTCGCCTTTGACTGGCTTGCAACCATTTGCAATAAAGTTATCCAGTAACCCTTCAAGTTCTCCTGCTGCTTCATTAGCTTTTTCCAGCATGCGTTCCTGAATAGTGGGTCCTTTGGGCTTTTCATCTTCGGTTGTAGCATCAGCCACGTCAACTGTTGGTGTTGCATGGCGCGATACTTCAAGATTGATGCGTTCTGCTTCATCTGCATTGAGTTCAAGGCCCTGAGTACTCATGCGAGCCAACCAGGCTGTGGTTAGATGCAATCCGCTATCTGCGACACCCTTGATTGTTTTAAAATCATTGAGCCGCCCCTGATCTTTCAGGTAGGTCAGTAGCATTTCTTTTGCTTGCTTCTTGTCGCACGCATAGTTGTACCAGTTAAAGGCTGAAACTAGTGCGCCAATACGGCTATCTTCAGTGGGCTGTGCTTCCCAGGTGGGTTCAGTACCCACATACTTTGCTTCTGCGGCAGCAACTTTTACTTTTTGTGCTGTTGTCTTACGGGCCATGTTTAACTCCTGTGGTTGTTAAAAACTCTAGACATAATAGGTTACTGATGTGCATGTGTCAAGTACTTGTGCATGGATAAATACATAAAAGTTTGCGCCTGAGCTATAAACAGTGCTTATGTTGCAAAAATACAACACATAAAGATTATTTAATATGCCAAGATTAAGTTTATGGTCTCCTGAAAAACGCAACGATTACAAGTATCTGGACAGTGTGATCTCAGAGCAGTACACGGTCGGCGGACTTGATATTTATATTCACAAATATCTGGGTCCAAAGGTATCTGGTGATTATTCATCAGAATCCAGTAATTATGATGTTACCAGACCGGTGTACTCAGAAACTGATCCACTGTTTATTGAGGATTTGTTTACACTAGAAAACCGCGACCGAGATTACGATGAATCCATTTACCGGTTGCGGGGTGTGTATAATGTTCAGGACATTGATTTTAACCTGAGTCAGTTTGGATTATTCATACAAAACGATACTATCTTTGTTTCGTTTCATTACAATGACATGATAGACACTCTGGGAAGAAAATTAATGAGTGGTGATGTGATTGAAGTTCCCAACCTAAAAGACTTTCATCCACTGGATCCTAACATTCCTGTTGGCATGCCCAAGTTTTATGTTATCCAGGATGCATCATTTGCTAGTGAAGGATTTAGCAAAACCTGGATGCCGCATATTTGGCGTGTTAAAGCAGTTCCAATGGTAGGTGCACAAGAATACAAAGACATTTTGGATGGATACACCAACGAGAAGGGCAACGAAACTGGCGACCTGACTGATTATCTGGCTACATACAATAAGAACAAGGAGATCAATGATGCAATCCTTGCTCAGGCAGAAGTTGAAGTCCCACTTAGTGGATATGATGTAAGTAAATTTTATGTTGCGCCATATGGTAGCAACGGTGAGCCCGAAGATGGCACTGGAATCAGCGCAGACAATGCAAAATTAACTGCGGATTTGGGTGCAGTAAATGCTGATCGCAGTCTGGTATCACCCACATCAGATGGATATCTGGTAGGTTACCTGACAGGCAACATTATGCCGCCCAATGGATTACCAGTAACTCCTGGTGTTAGTTTTCCACTTAATGCCAGAACTGGTGATTATTGTTTGCGTTTGGATTATCATCCAAATAGATTATTTAGATTTGACGGGAGTCGTTGGGTGAAAGTAGAAGATAATGTAAGAACTGAAATGAGTTACCTAAACAACGACAACACCACACAACGCAGCTCGTTTGTTAACAACACAGACACGGTACAAACCACAGATCGTGGAGAGATTCCAAGTCGTCAAAGCCTAAGTGATCTCCTTCGTCCGGAGGCTGATAACTAATGGCTGTTCAGTTTTTTTACGACGAGCAAATACGCAGATTTTTGTTGCAGTTTACCAGAATCTTTTCAGGGTTTCAGGTAGAGTATGGGAGAGACGACAGCGGTAATGTAACCTATCAAACTGTGCCAGTCAGATACGGCGATGCATCCAGACAAGCACAGGCTATTCTACAAAATAACAGTGCTAACAGCATGCCTTCTGCACCCATGATGAGTTTTTACATCAGTGCCATGAAGTATGCCAGAGATCGTGTACAAGAACCCTACCACGTGGACACACGCAGCTTCCGTCAGCGTGCCTGGGATGCTGAATCAGAAACATATGAAACCACACAGGGCAATGCGTTTACAGTCAAAAGACACATGCCAGTTCCGTATGACTTAACTATTAAACTGGATATCTGGACCACAAACACCAATCAAAAATGGCAGTTGTTGGAACAGATTACTCCCTTGTTTAACCCGTCAGTTGAAATACAAAGCACAGACAACTACATCGACTGGACCAGTTTAACTGTGGTTGAACTCAACGACATTAACTATACTTCACGCACAGTTCCAGTGGGCACAGAAGAACCCATTGATATTGTTACACTGACATTTACTGTTCCTATCTGGATCAGCATGCCAGCCAAAGTTACCAAACTGGGTGTTATTCACAAGATTATTGCCAGCATATATGATGCAGATGGCAACACCAATGATATTTTAGAAAACGATGACCTGTTGTTGGGCACTCGCATGCAAATCACGCCACATGGGTATCAGGTATTGCTGATTGGCAATCAACTACAGGTGCTAAAGGCAAGTGCAGTGGATGAACCAAACACAGATCTGGGAAGTTTAAGTACGCAAGATGCTAGTACATTGCTTTGGCACGCTGTCATAGAAGAATACGGCAAACTTCGCGATGGTATCAGCCAGATTCGCTTAGAGAACGATACCAATGATATCGAAATTGTGGGTACTGTTGCATATCATCCAAATGATGACCGCATAATGTTGTTCACTGTGGACCAGGACACATTACCCGAAAATACACTACAACCAATCACCGCAGTGATTGACCCATTGCGCAGCGGTCCTGGTGCAGGACTGCCATCAGCCACTGTTGGACAAAGATATTTGTTAACAGACAGCATTGGATATGGTGCTGATTCTGATGACAGATCCACTGTTCCACCCATGGCACAAGCATGGAAAAGTATCGACGACCAGGAATTGATTGCTGAGATAAATGATATCATCGAGTATAACGGAACACAGTGGTCAGTAGTGTTCGATGCTAGCACTACTACATCGACAGAATATGTTACTAACTTGACTACCAGCCTACAATATAAATGGGATGGTTCTGTGTGGGTACGCAGTTATGAAGGATTGTATCAGGGAGGCAAATGGTCGATTGTGATCTAGCTGCGGTGGGCATCTGGTTTTATGCACACAATACACAACGTTACTTGTACCTGATGCGCAATGATCCCAAACATCCCTATCACTGGGGATTGCCTGGTGGTAAGGTTGAACATAACGAAACACTACAAGATACTATTGTGCGCGAATGCACAGAAGAAATGGGCGCCATGCCAGACTACATTAAAATGGTTCCCATTGAGCAATATACTGGACCGCGCAACCACTTTGTTTACCACACGTTTTTTTGCTTAGTTGCCGACGAATTTGTACCTGTTTTAAATGACGAGCATTTAGGATATGCTTGGTTGGATCGTGGTGTTATTCCTAAACCACTACATCCTGGGCTATGGGCAACTATTAACGTTGAAGATATCTATACCAAAATAGAAACAGTTGAAAACCTATACAGTTACGAAATATCGCAGTAACTAACGTATTCCATCAGTGGCATGGTTTTTAAATTTCTATGTGGCAACCATTCTTTGGGTGTTTCGCTATCACTAACAACATGATAAAATTTAGTTGTAGTGTATGCTTTTAGCACAGGAATCATTGATTCAATCATTTTAGTACGTCTGGTACCATCAGTTTTGAATTGATCGTAGCCCAATAAAAATACTTCTGTATGCCCATCAAATGCTGCTAGATATGCTGCAACTGCTTCTTCAGTGCTTTTGTACGAGTAAGGAATAATAAAGAATTCACCGGGAAATTTTAAACACTGTGTAGTACTTGTGTACACGATGATTTCTTCAGTTAGTTTAGATTCAATTAATTCTTGTAGATTATCTACGTTAAATGTAACGTGAAAATTACCATGTACTTGTTTATATAGGTCGCCGGTTGTGTACACATTCAACGGCAATGTATTTAACACTCCGTGGTATTTGGTCAAGCGATTTAAATGAATACGTTTACTGGAATCACCATTGCTAACACAAGTAGCACGTCCTGAAATTGATTTAACTTGAATTGGATTTTCAACAAACTCGCGTTCTTGTTGTTTGCGACCATTAACAATTTTTAAACCGGTAACAACAAACTCACCTTCGTAGTCTGTTCTGTAGCGTTCTTGCATTAACGTACTCCAACAACTACTTCAATTACGCCTTCTTCTTGTCCTGATTTATTTTCTAGTGCTTTACCAATGATGCTTCCTGCTGGAGGATCACGCAATTCTTCTCCCCAAGCAACTGCACATCCTGGTGTATTACTTGATACCATCAAATCACCTTTTGTTACAACTCCGACAACACGACATGGAACACGCCCGGCAAGTGCTACATAAACACCTTCTGCTTCCGAGTTCATCATGTATGCTGGATCAGTAGAAACAACGCCTGCAACACGTCTTGATGCAAACTGCGTAGCAACAGTTACTTCTGCTTCACCGCCAAATTGTAATACAGTACCTGCGCTATATTCTGCATCGGCACTATACTTTTCTGCCAAGTCAGCATATTGTGCTTGTGTAGCAGTACCAACAAAGTTACCGGTTGATAGAGTAATACCGCTGCTGTTAAATGTAGTATGTGTTGATCCGTCAACTGCTGCTACAATCGATCCTGTGCCAGAATCAGTAACTGTAATGCTAGTATTGCCTTCAGAAATGCTATTTGAAGATAGTGAAGACAATGCTGTATCAATATATCCTTTTGTTGCGGCATCTGAATCAGCCGTTGGTGTTGCTACTGTTAGTTTTGCGGCAGTAATGGTTAAATCGCCTGTGCTAGCACCGGTTGCAGTAGTTGTGCCTACAATAAACTGATCGGCTGACTCGTCCCACCCAATAAATGCGTTGTCTCCAGTTGAACCACGTTCAATTACAATACCCGAATCATTGGCATTTGATGCTGCACCGTTGTTTAATTCAATTAAGTTATCTGTAATAACAGTATTTGTTGTGCTTACAGTAGTAGTTGTTCCACTAACAGTTAAATTGCCGCTGAGTGTTAGATTAGTCATTGATACAGTTGTTGCTGCATTGCTTCCGTCATTAACAAGCATTTCAGCGCCACCAGCAGTAGAACCATCATGTGCTCTTATTGCTCCGGTTGTGGTATTAAATGTAAGTTCGCCTGCTGATCCTGTAAAAGCTTCATTCTGTGCTGTTGTTCCGCGGCGCAATTGTAGTACTGTAGGCATTTCCTGGTCCTTTAAATTGTATTATGTATATTTATGTACCTAGGTATGCTTCTGGGCTTCCGCTCGCAGTTCCGCCGGTATAACTATCAGAAAAATCATATGTTATAACTTGACCGCCAGGATCCATGTTATCAAACACAATTGCTAGACTTATACCAAATGAGTCTGTACCACCTTCTTCAAAAGGAGTTTCTGCTGTGTTTTGATCTAATGGTTTCGACAAGTCATAATTGCCGTTGTTTCCTGGCCATGTATCACCTGCACCTGCTACAGGGTTACCATCAACATATAATTCACCACCCACAATGCTTAACGCAACATCGCCTAAATAAACTGTACTTTCTGCTACGTGTAGTGTTGAGAATCTTTTTTCTGCCGTGCCCAAACTATATGTTTCGTTTATGCTTGGTACGATGTTACCTGATACTGTAATTGCACCTACTTCAATTGAATTTGTTGTAGTAGCACCGTTGTCTGTGACTGCATCAAGTGTAGTAGCAACATCAACAAAGCTCAGTGTTCCTGACCCGTTAGTAGATAGAACTTGTCCATTTGTACCATCAGATGTAGGAAAGGTTAGTGCACCGTTTAGTACAAAACTTGATGCTTTTAATCCTGCAACTTGTAGAGGTGCATATGCAATTAGTGATACATCACCTGCGGTAGAACCTTGTTCATTTGAACTGGCAAGCACAAATTGATCTGCTGATTCATCCCATAGCAATACCTGATTAGTATCTCCACCACGTTCAAACACAATACCAATGTCTTTGTCGTTACTGAGAGCTCCACTAGCATTATTGTTTAGTACAATAATTGGATCGTCAAAGGCTGACGTAGTTGTTGATATCTGTGCAAGTTTTGGTCTGGTTAAGCCCATTGAATTATTCCTTTTTACTATTTATTAGAAATTTTAGTCAAAAAGAAAGGGCATTTCTGCCCTTTCTTTCTTGGTTTTTATAATCCTAGTGGATTATAGGCGGCCTACAACTACTTCAATAACGCCTTCTACGCCATCAAAGTTTTCTAGTGCCTTACCAATTACTGAACCTAGTACTGGGTTCTCTTCAGCACGTGCTGCACCATT